TTTTTTTATGTGTATAAATAACTGTGGTTGTTGAGTGCATGGAAGATGTTCTGCGTATCAAGTGGTACGTACTGCACATGAGTGGGGAGGATACCACCCTCGGAATTACAGGATAGGAGATTACTATGCGTATACTTGCAATTGCGTTCGCATTGGTTCTGTCTGCTTGCTCAACTGTCGAGTCAACTATTGATGGTACGGGTGGTATTATTAAAGGTGTCGGTTCCGATGTCTTTGGTATCACTGCCGGTGTTTTGGATGTAACGTCTAACGTGATTAAAGATGTTGCTGATAAGACGGGGACAGATGCGACAGCACCCGAAGAAACAAAGTAAGGAGTTAGCCTGCCACGGATGGCACTTATAACCCGTATAAATACAATGAACTTAGGGGATTTGATATGAGCTTAACAGACAACAAAAACTTTTTACAACCTACAGGATTTCGTGTAATCATTGAGCGCGAAGAGTACGGTAATCTTGAGTTTTTTGCTCAATCGGTTCAGCACCCCGGCGCATCTGTGACCGCAGTCGAAGTACCCATTCCTAGGATTCAAGGTTTACCTATGCCAGGCGACACTATCGCGTATGGTGAGTTGTCCTTGAATCTTATCCTAGATGAAGATCTCACTGCATACAAAGAAGTTCAGAAGTGGTTGGAGGATTCCGTTTATCAAAAAGTGGGTGGAATACATCACGACATTACAGTGATTGTGTTGACAAGCCACAATAACTTCTGTGCACAAATCAAATATAAGAACTGTATACCTACTCAGTTGGGTGCTATAGAACTTACCTCCACCATAGGTGACGTTACCTATATAAACTTTGACACGACTTTCAGATTCACCGAATTTGTACTGTCGTGAGTTTAAAAAAATACTCAATTAAGAACGACTCAGTTCTTAGTATTCTTGAGGACTTTCGTTATACCTACCGAGAGTTGTACCGACCAGAGAATTCAAATAGTTGCCTCTTTTCAGAACTGAAAGGTAAGGCCGACCTGTATACTGGTGAAGATGAAATGTGGAAGATCATTGACATGGGTGAGGAGCATGACGGTTCTGCATCTACGTCAGTATGTTATCCTATAAAACCAGACCACTATAACGGTACTCATCCTGAAGAGTATGCAAAGACATGGCACAATCTCAACAACACTTTGACCGAAGAGTTGGGTGTTCAGCACAGTGCGTTATCAACTCTATACCCACCAGAAGGATTTATTGGTTGGCATAATAATGCGAACGCTTCTGCGTACAACTTAATATTTACGTGGTCAGAGAGTGGTGACGGGTGGTTCAAGTACGTAGACCCTAAGACTCAGGAGGTAATAACCATCCAAGATGAGAGGGGTTGGAATCTCAAGGCTGGTCACTTTGGTGCATATGGTTCAGGTGATGTGGTGTATCATGCTGCAAAGACGGGTTGCTACAGACTGACACTAAGTTATGTGTTGGGACATGATGAAGATTATTGGAAAGATTGCATTGATTTTATAACGAGTTAGTGTTATAATATATACCTTACATGAAAAGGTTTTTATATGATTGATTTAGAATCCATTCTTACTGAGTGGCAGAAAGACTGTGAGATATCACAACACCAATTGGACGAAGTCTCCCGACAGACTCCATCACTACATGCAAAGTACTTGCAGTATCTGGCGCTCGCCAAGTTACAACTCAAACGTTCTGAAAACTGTCAGAAGACGTTACTAAAACAAAAATTCTTATACTACAACGGGAAGATGTCTCAAGAAGAGATAGTCGCTACTGGATGGGACTTAGACCCGTTCAATGGTCTTCGTATGTTGAAGGGTGAGATGGACTACTATTACGATTCAGACCCTGAGATTCAGAAGTCTGAGGAGAAGATCCTATACCATAAGACACTTATCGAATCCCTAAGTAATATAGTCGACACGCTGAAGTGGAGACATCAGACCATCAAAAATATGATTGATTGGAGAAAGTTCGAAGCCGGTGGATAACAAGATACGAATAAGGATGAAAGACCACTCCCATTTTATGGTGGAGGCCCATCCAGCACAAGAAAATGAATTGAGGGAATACTTCTCTTTCTTCGTGCCTGGCTATAAATTTATGCCGGCGTTCAAATCTCGTCACTGGGACGGGAAGGTGAAACTGTACAACATGGTTTCAAAACAAATGAACGTAGGTCTCTATACACATCTACGGCGTTTCTGTGCAGATCGTTTTTATCAGCTAGAGATACTCGAACACGAGGTCTATGGAATACCCTCCTTCAAGGAAGAGATAGACCACCCTGCCCTAATTGACTTCTTGGCGGTTCTAGACGTTCCTTTCAAACCCAGAGACTATCAATACAAAGCTATCGCACACGGAGTCGAGAACAGACGTTGTCTTCTGTTGAGTCCTACGGGTAGTGGTAAATCCTTTATTATTTACAACCTTCTGCGGTATTGTTATGAAGTGACCGAGGGGAAGATATTGGTCATCGTCCCAACTACCTCTTTGGTAGAACAAATGTACAAGGACTTTGCGGACTACGGTTATGATGCGGATGAGTTCTGTCATAAGATATACTCTGGTAAAGAAAAGGTTACTGACAAACGTGTGATAATCTCTACGTGGCAGTCAATCTATAAGTTTGGTAAAGAATGGTTCGAACAGTTCAACACCGTCTTTGGAGACGAAGTACATCTTTTCAAAGCAAAGTCTCTCTCTACGATGATGGACAAGTGCACAGAAGCACAGTACAGATTCGGTCTCACAGGAACACTGGATGGTACTGAGACTAACAAGTTGGTGTTAGAAGGTTTATTTGGGCCGACATTTACGGTGACACGCACCGTGGAATTGCAAAAGAATAAACAACTTGCGGAGTTGGATATATCAATTCTATTATTAAGGTATCATAGTGATATCTGTAATATGATGAGAGATAAGAACTACCAAGAGGAACTTGATTATATTGTTACATATGAACCACGTAATAAGTTTATAAGTAAGATTGCACTAGACCAAAAGGGTAATACCTTGGTGATGTTTCAGTTTGTTGAGAAACATGGTAAGGTATTGCATGAGATGATCAAATCTATGGCAGCAGAGGGACGTAAAGTGTTTTATGTTTCTGGTGAAGTAGATGCTACTGATCGTGAACAGATACGAGGTATCGTAGAAAAAGAACATGACTCAATTATTGTTGCCTCTCTTGGCACTTTCAGCACTGGCATCAACATCCGCAATCTTCATAATATTGTATTCGCGACTCCATCCAAATCCCAAGTTAAGGTACTCCAATCAATTGGCAGGGGTCTTCGTCAGTCTGACGATGGTAGGACTACTAAGCTTATTGATATCGCTGACGATCTCCATGTCAAATCTCATAAGAACTTTACTTTGAAACATAGTGCCGAAAGGATTAAGATATATACTAAAGAAGGATTTGCTTATAAAGTGTATCCTATTGACCTAAAACCTATAATATCTAAGGATAATGATGATGAGTTCTTCAGTTAAACATTTAAAGTTAGTTACTGGCGAAGAAGTTATATGTGAAGTTCTGGACGAAACTGCCGGTTCTATTATTGTTAATAATGCAATGAGTCTGATGCAAAACACACTGAAGACGGGTGAGAAGTTTTTTACCTTTAAAACGTATATGGTCTATCAGGATACTCCTACTAATGTTATGGTCATTTTTACTGATAAGCTTATGTCTCTAGCTGTTCCTGCTGAGGAAATGTTGCAACAGTATAAGACTGCTCTTAAAGAGATGGCTAACTATCTTGAAGAGAATTACAATGAAGGTGTCGAGGATATGTCTAATGAAGAAATGTCATTGGATGAATTTTTAGATGATATGAAGAAAGAATCTGATCTGTTCGATTCAGATGTTACAGGTATGGTATCAAATTAATCCTTATATACCCCTCTGGGACTACAAGCTAGATTATACACCATAAAACGCAATCTGTCAAGGGCAGAGGTAAAAAAAATGTTTCCACATATTATTATTCCGTTAAGCACGTTCATTCCCAAAAGATTCGCAGCAGTAGTCTGGGGTTTCATTATCTTCGTTCGCCCAGCGCATAAGAATAACCTCCCTCTTATAGAACATGAGAAGGTTCACGTTCGACAATTCTGGAGAACATTCTGTACTCACGGTATTTGGTATCATTTCAGTAAGGAGTATCGGCTTCGTTCTGAGGTCGAAGGATACGCGGTTCAAATAAAGGCAAGAGAACTTTTGGGTAAGTCTCCTAGGTTTGAAGACTACGCAGGGTTTATCTCTACTCATTACAATTTAGATGTCACTGCTGAAGAGGCACTAGAGCTGTTAGTTAAACAACATAAAACGCTATGATAGTAGGTTTTACTTGTTCATCATTTGATCTGTTACATGCAGGGCACGTTACTATGTTGCGTGATGCGAAGGCACATTGTGACTATCTTATCTGTGGTCTACAAGTAGATCCTTCTATTGACAGAGAGAATAAGAACTCTCCGGTACAGACCATAGTAGAAAGATACTCTCAACTAAACGCTGTAGGATATGTTGATGAGATTATTCCATATGTTACTGAACAAGATCTCGAAGACATCCTCGCGATGTATCAAATAGACTTGCGTATATTGGGTGATGAGTATCGGGACAAAGATTTTACAGGTAAAGACATCTGTAGGAAACGAGGTATACAGCTCTACTTCAATGAGAGATCTCATCGATTCTCATCCAGCGATTTGCGAGATAGAGTACGAACTATTGATTGACATAGACATAGTTATCTGGTATAATGGATTCTAAATTAACAGGGTAATATATTATGAAACCTAAAGAAAAACCACATTACGTAAGTAATAGAGATTTCTCAAATGCAGTAGTAGAATACTGCACCACCGTCAAGGAAGCAAAAGAACAGGGTGACGCACACCCCGTGGTTACTAATTATATTGCTACCTGTTTCCTAAAGATCGCAGAAGGACTTTCTCATAAAGGGAACTTCGTCCGTTACACCTATCGTGAAGAGATGGTCATGGACGCAGTGGAGAACTGTCTCAAAGCGATTGAGAACTATGATATTGAAGCTGCCACTCGTTCTGGTAAACCAAATGCATTCGCATATTTCACACAGATATCATGGTATGCCTTCCTCCGAAGAATTCAAAAAGAAAAGAAACAACAAGACATCAAGATGAAGTATATTGCTGAAGCAGATATCAGCGCATTCATGGATGGTGACGGTGAAGGTTTCTTTTCCCAGCAAGCTTCTCCTTTTGTGGACACTTTGCGTCAACGCATTGATGTTGTGAAGAATGCTGATGATGATTTCAAACAGTATGCCAAAGAAGAAAAGAAAAGAAAAAGACGTGCCGTAAATGTTGACTCAGATTTATCCGACTATTTAGAATAGAGCCCCTTGACAGGAAGCTTTTATTGTAGTATAATGGTCGTCATATAAATTGAGTTGAGTCATTTATGAAAATAGCAATACTGAATGATACCCACTGTGGGTGTCGGAACTCCTCTGATATCTTCATGGATTATCAAGAGAAGTTTTACACGGAAGAGTTCTTTCCATATCTCCTAGATAACGGCATTACCCAGATTCTACATTTGGGTGACTACTATGATAACCGTAAAACTATTAACCTTAAAGCGTTAAACCACAACCGCCAGATATTCTTGGATAAACTCCGTGAGTATAATATTCACATGGATATCATTCCTGGCAACCACGATGTTTACTTCAAGAACACTATTGAATTGAACTCTCTCAAAGAGTTGATGGGTCACTATATCAATGAGGTGGACATCCTAATGGATCCTATCGTCCGTGATTATGGTGGTGTCAAGTTCGGTCTTGTCCCTTGGATTTGTCCTGAGAATGAGAAAGAGATTCTTACTTTCTTAGACAACTGTGGTGCGGATGTCATCGGTGGCCACTTTGAACTCGCAGGATTTGAGATGGACAAGGGTATTGTCTGTCACACTGGCATGGATCCTAAACCTCTAGAACGTTTTGAAACTGTGTTGTCTGGACACTTCCACACTAAATCCAGTAAGGGTAATATCACTTACCTAGGCTCGCAGATGGAGTTTTTCTGGAACGATGCACACGACCCCAAATACTTCCACATCTACGACACTGAAACGCGTGAGATGACCCCAGTGCAAAATAAGGTCACCCTGTTCCATAAGATATATTATGATGAAGACACTATTAACTACTTCGAAGATCTGTCATATCTGAATGGTAAGTTTGTTAAGTTGATTGTCTCTAACCGTTCTGATATGCAGAAGTTCGAGAGATATGTTGATAAGATCCAGTCGCAGAAGATTCATGAACTAAAGATCGCCGAAGACTTCAAAGAATTCCGTGGAGAAAATGTATCGGATGCTGATATAACTATTGACGATACCGAAACTTTAGTGTATAATTATATCCAAGAAGTAGAAACAGACTTAGACAAAGAACGTATTAAGGCTGTAGTATCCGAACTAATGATTGAAGCGCAGAGTGTCGAAATTGCATGATAAAATTTGAAACCTTACGTTGGAAGAACTTCCTTTCGACTGGTAACTATTTTAATGAAATAAACTTCCTAGACAGTTCCACTAACTTGATTGTTGGTGAGAACGGTGCTGGTAAGTCTACAATGCTTGACGCACTGTCGTTTGCATTGTTTGGTAAAGCACACCGTAAGATTACTAAGAATCAATTGGTCAACACAATTAATAATAAAGGTTGTGTGACTGAGGTTACTTTCAGTGTCAATGCGGTGCAGTATCGTGTGGTGCGAGGCATTAAGCCTGCTAAGTTTGAAATCTGGAAAGATGGTAGTATGATCAATCAGAGTTCACACGCACGGGAGTATCAGGATATTCTTGAGAAGAACGTCTTTCAGATGTCTCACAAGAGTTTCCACCAGATTGTTGTTCTAGGCTCGTCATCTTTTGTTCCGTTCATGCAACTCAACTCAACCTCTAGGCGTGACGTGATAGAAGACCTCCTTGACATTAACATCTTCTCCAAGATGAATATGTTACTCAAGGAAAAAACATCTCTCCTCAAAGGCGAGCTTGAGAACAACACCCATTCTATTGAAGTTGTTAAGACTAAGATTAATGCACAGAAGAAGTATATCCGTGATCTAACTGCTATCAATACTCAGCACCGTAAAGATAAAGAGGGTGAGATCTCAGAACTCCAGACTGAGATAGAAGAACTCAATGCGGTGAACGGTACTTTATCTGAGACGGTTAACACTCTGTTACCAACTATCACAGAGAGTTTGTCTTCTGTACGTACAAACAAACAGAAACTAGACCAGTACTATGCGCAGTTCAAGACACAGGTAAAGACCGTAGTCAAGGAAGCAAAGTTCTTTGATCAGAATGAAGTGTGTCCTACATGTGATCAAGACATCGCAGAAGAGTTGCGTCAACAGAAGAAAGATTCTGCGACAGCCAGAGCGAAAGAACTGAAGACCACTATGGATGAGGCAGAAGTTAAACGCAAAGTATACGAAGATGAGATAGTCTCTCTTGAATCTCGTATGTCTGCTTGTCTCTCTGACCAGAATACTCTGCATAATAACAATCAGACTATTATTCGTCTCCAGAGGTCTATTGACAAACTCCGCACCGACCTAAACGATATGGCCGACAGTTCTGGTGATATGGGTCAGGCAAATACAGATCTCACGACTCTAGACACTGAGCTCCACGAGAAGACCGATGAGAAGTATATCCTCAACGAGAAGGCATCTTACAATCGTATTGCTGGTGAGTTACTTCGTGATACTGGAATCAAGACCAAAATCATCCGTCAGTATATTCCGGTCATTAATGAATTGACTAACAAGTACTTGCAGATCCTAGATTTCTTTGTCCACTTTGAGTTGGATGATAGTTTCAGTGAGACCATCCGGTCACGATATCGCGACACGTTCTCCTATGACTCGTTCTCTGAGGGTGAGAAACAGCGTATCGATTTGTCCCTACTATTTACTTGGCGACAGATTGCCAAGATGAAGAATTCGGTGTCAACTAATTTGTTGATACTTGATGAAACGTTCGACTCTTCGTTGGACGGTGAAGGTGTAGATAATCTTATGAAGATCATCGACACATTGAAAGAAGACACTAACGTCTTCGTAATCTCTCATAAGACTGAACTTGAGGATGCTCACTTCGAACGTAAGTTGACATTCATCAAAGATAAAAACTTCAGCCGAATGAAAGAAAGCACTTGACACACGGGTGTAAACACTGTATAATGATCACCATACTAACTAAGGAACAAAACAATGGAACTATCTAGTCGCACAGTCGAGATTCTTCGTAACTTCTCGACAATCAATCCTAATATTGTAGTCAATGGCGGTAACGTCCTGAAGACTATGTCGATCGCAAAGAACATCGTCTCTCGCGCTGAGATCGAAGAGACCTTCCCGAATACTTTCGGTATCTATGATCTCTCTGAGTTCTTGTCTGTATTGTCTTTGGTGGATCGTCCATCAATTACTTTCGGTGATAACTTCTGTACCGTATCTGACGGCAGTGGTTTATCATCGGTGAAATACTTCTACTCTGACCCTGAGATGCTCTCTGCACCTAAGAAAGATATCGTGATGCCAGAGTGTGAAGTTAAATTCTTACTCACTAACGAAACCCTAAGTAAGATCAAACGTGCATCATCTGCACTTGGCTATGATAATATCTCTATCCGTCCAAACGGTAATTCAATTGAAGTTAATGTAGTTGATGCTAATGACTCCACGTCTAACTCGTTCTCTGTGTTGGTCGAAGGTTCTTTCCCTGAAGGGACTGACTTCAACTTTATCATGGGTGTGGGAAATATGAAGTTGTTGGGTGGTGACTATGAAGTCTCAGTTTCTACTAAACTAATATCACATTTCAAATCAACTGATTCAGAAACGCAATACTTTATTGCACTTGAAAAGTCATCTACTTACGGAGCATAACATGACTGAAGAACAAAAAACCCTAAATGACCTAGCTAACCGAGTATCTCGCTCTTGTATTGCAGTTGTCGATACTGTTGTTACTCGTGGTGGTTTTAAAGGTGAAGAGTTAACAACTATCGGTCAATTGCGTGACCAAGCAATCCAAGTCGTTGCCCTCTATGAGAGTGTTGCAAAGGCATTCGCAGAAGAAGAAGTGGCAGCTGCCGAAGCTTCCAAATCTAAGAAGAAGTAACCCTTTTCGGTCTCTTGGATCATAATGTCTTTGCCCAAGATATGATTCGAATTGATTTTTATATTATGCCTTAATTGATCCAAGAGACCGACCCTTATGAAGTATTACGATAGAGAGATAGCAAGAGAAACGTTAATTCACGTTTTGTTGGGCACTCTTGTAAACTTCCCTCTAAATATTTTCTTCACTTGGTTGGTCATCGTCCAGTGGGGAAATACAGAACCTCTCGTTTTATCTATAACTTTAACGGCAGGTATCTCAGTTGTTGCGTTCACGCGCATATACATAGTACGTACCCTTACAGAAAAGCGTAAGAAACGTAAGAAACGCTCGGATAGCTCAGTTGGTAGAGCAGCTGACTTGTAATCAGCAGGTCGCAGGTTCGACTCCTGTTCCGAGCTCCATTTCTTTATTATACATTATGAATACGGTGAGTTATGACTTATACCTTTACAAGTGAAAGTGTTAGTAATGGTCATCCGGATAAGGTTGCAGACGCAATCTCTGATGCCATTGCAACATATCTAATAAACAAAAATGTCAGTAATCGTGCCGCAGTCGAGACTATGGTCACAACCAATCGTGTTGTGGTGGCTGGTGAGTACAAGTCTGATGTTGATATCAATAAGTGCGAATCTATTGCACGTCAAGTCGTAAAGAACATTGGTTATGAACAGGAAGGGTTCCATTGGGAGAACTTCTCGTTTGATAACTATCTGCACGGTCAGAGTCCTGACATCGCACTAGGTACTGATGACTTCGGTGCTGGTGACCAAGGACTAATGTTCGGTTACGCAACTAAAGAAACTCCAAACTATATGCCTCTTGCGATTAGTCTTAGTCACGAGATAGTAAGATCTGTTGTTGAGAACCTACCCTTCGGCCCTGATGCAAAGGCGCAAGTCTCTGTAGAATACTCTGACATTGGGAAACCTGTTAGAGTCAGCAAGGTTGTGTGTAGTGTACAACACCAAGACTGGCAACCTATCGAAGCAATCCGAGTCATTATCGAAGAATACATCTCGGCATATCTGAAAGACTGGGTAGATTCTAATACAGAATATCTTATCAATCCTACAGGAAAGTTTATCATCGGCGGCCCTGATGGAGATGCTGGACTGACCGGACGTAAAATCATTGTTGATACATATGGTGGATATTGTCCGCACGGTGGTGGTGCGTTCTCTGGTAAGGACTGCACTAAAGTAGATCGTTCCGGTGCATATATGACAAGATATCTTGCAAAGAACATCGTAGCACACAAGGGTGTTGACAACTGTACTGTGCAACTTAGTTATGCTATAGGTGTCAAAGAACCGACAAGTCTCTATGTTTACGCAGACGGTGTCGTTCGACCAGATCTCGTGGAATGGATACAGCAGAAAGTTGACTTGACTCCCAAGGGTATTATAGACCATCTAGACCTATTTTCTTTAGACCTAACACAAACTACCAACTATGGTCACTTCGGTAAGGACGACTTGCCGTGGGAAAGGCTAGACCTAACAGACTAATCATTATCTTAAATCATTAACTTTTATAAATAAAAGTCTGATGGTTGTTTACATGAGAGGATTAATGTAGTATAATAGTCCTCGTTATTTAATTATTTTATTATGGAGTTACAATGAGCAATGAGTTTTTGTGGGTTGAGAAGTATCGTCCGAAGAATGTTTCCGAAACAATCCTTCCTAACGATTTAAAACAAACATTTCAAAACATCGTGGATGGTGGTGAGATCCTCAACATGATGTTCACCGGCACTGCCGGTACTGGTAAAACCACAGTCGCACGTGCGATATGTGAAGAATTAGAACTAGACTACATTGTCATCAATGGGTCTGAAGAAGGCAACATCGATACCCTACGTGGTAAGATTAAACAGTTTGCGTCATCGGTGTCCTTATCGGGCGGTTACAAGGTTGTCATCCTAGATGAGGCTGACTATCTAAATCCCCAATCGACACAACCTGCTCTCCGTGGGTTTATCGAAGAGTTCTCTAACAACTGTCGTTTCATCATGACATGTAACTTTGAGAACCGTATCATCGAACCGCTACATTCAAGGTGTTCTAAATACGCCTTCAATTTCAACAAGAAAACTATGACCTCGCTATGTGGTGGGTTCATGCAGCGTCTCCAAGGAATCTTGCAAGAAGAGGGTGTGGAGTATGATAAGAATGTGTTGGCCAATATCATCATGAAACATGCACCAGATTGGAGACGCGTTCTGAACGAATGTCAGAAAGGTTCTGTCTCCGGAACACTCAATGTATCTAATAGTGTAAGTGCGGATATCTCCGATACTTACTCTCAGTTGTTCGGTGCAATCCGTGAGAAGAACTTTAAGAAGATGCGAGCGTGGGTAGTAAACAACATCGATGTTGAACCGGCGTCAATCTTCCGTGGAGTCTACGATAAGATGTACGACTATGTCGCGCCTAATAGTATTCCTCAACTGGTACTAATCCTCGCGGATTACCAGTACAAGAATGCGTTTGTCGCAGACCACGAACTAAATCTTGTTGCATGTATGACAGAAGTCATGGCGAACGTGGAGATTAAAGCGTGAGCCCATTTGACTTTCTGAAAAGTATAAATGACACTAAAGTTAATCTTATTGACCAAAACCAAGATAATACCAAGTACTATAACGGGTTTGTCATTAATAGGTCTCTGTCTTATTTTCCGGACACGGTGTTTATGTCCAATGAAATGAACAGATTACATCACTTAGATGCTAAGATGCAATACGATTTTCTTATAAATATTATACGGAAAAAGAAACGATTCTCTAAATGGGACAAACCTGATCAAAGAGCCGACATGGAATGTATCAAGGAATATTTTGGTTACAGTGAACAAAAGGCGAAGCAAGTCATAGGGCTCTTAACGGAATCACAAATAAAAACTATCAAACTAAAGGTAGCAAAAGGTGGAAGAGAATAATCTTGTCCAATGGAACTCTGATATGATGCTGGAAATCAGCCTGTCGGAACCAGATGACTTTCTAAAAGTCAGAGAAACATTAACTCGTATAGGTGTAGCATCTCGGAGAGACAATACTCTATACCAATCGTGCCATATCTTGCATAAACAGGGTAGGTACTTTATCGTCCATTTCAAAGAACTATTCTTGTTGGATGGTAAGAAGTCAAACTTAGAAACGTCTGATATGGAAAGACGTAACACTATCGCCACTCTGCTTGCAGACTGGGG